GCAATGGCAGGAAATGCAGAAGCAGACACGGCATTAAAAAATGCAGAGACAGCATTCAAAAAGATTCAGACAGAATACATGGAAAAATCTATGGATGAATCAATAAATGCCATAGTACTAAACAATAAAGAACTTGCAAACCGAATAAGAATTGGAGCAGCACAGGCGAATATATCAGAGGCGACTGTAAATGAGTCAATAACACAGTTAAGACTTACAACAGTAAAACAAGGTCTTGAAATAGCACTACTGAAAGAAGGAATACTAAAAACACAATCTGAAATTGATCTTAACAGGGCACAGATAGAACAGTGGAGCCAAGAAATATCACAAGGCTGGGAAAGGCTCAACCAAGGCCAGCAACAGATAGAAATACAAAAGAACCTACAAGCCTTTAATACATCCTTACCTGCAAAAATAGGACAATGGACGGGCATAATAGGCAACATATTGAAAGGCTCAGCTTCAATTAGTACGAGTTCAGTAAATGTAAGTAAATAACAAGGCCATAAGGCAAATAACTAAATACAAACTAAAATGAGCACAATCGAATTTATTGTAATTGTTGTAACAGGATTTTATGAAGTACTGTCAAGAGTAATACCAACGTCAAAAACGTGGAGTATTATTGGAATACTAATTAACTTTCTAAAAAAGGTTTCAGAAATCCTTGACAATAAAAAGTAATAAGAGGGCCGAAAGGCCCTTTTAAATTATGTGTCTATATCCTAAATTCATATTGAATAGAAAATACTTGTCTAACACCAAGAACAAAGGCATTGTACCTGAATTAAAAGACCCCAGAACAAAATATGTACCTGTCGGGTGTGGTAAATGTATGGAATGTAAAAAACAGAAGGCAAGACAATGGCAAATAAGATTACAAGAAGAAATCAGGCACGACCATACAGGTAAATTCATGACTTTCACTTTCACAGATAAATCATTAAGGCAACTAGAAATAGAAATCAATAATAAACAAGGAGAACTAATAAAACAACTTCAGAAAGAAACAGGCAACACAAAAAATATACAATTATTCAACGGATATGATTTAGACAATGAGATAGCAACATTAGCAGTAAGAAGATACTTAGAAAGACACAGAAAACAAGAAGGTAAAAGTCAAAAACACTGGTTAGTAACTGAACTAGGTCAAAACAGTACCGAGAGAATACACATACATGGCATAATATGGACAAACTTAACACTAGACAACATAAGGGAATTATGGCAATACGGTAACGTAAATGCAAGAGATAAGAATTGGAAAGATAATTACTGTACAGAACGTACAGTAAACTACATTGTAAAATACGTAAGCAAACAAGATAAAAAACATAAATATTATAATGCTAAAATTCTTACCAGCTCAGGGATAGGAAAACAATATATTGAAAGACAGTCAGCGCAAAACAATAAATTCAGAGGAACTGAAACAAAAGAAAGCTACACGACAAGAACAGGCATAAACCTACCTTTACCAATCTATTACAGAAACAAAATATATAATGACGAACAAAGAGAACAACTTTGGCTAAACTTACTTGATAAACAAAAACGATATGTAAACGGTATAGAGGTAGATATATCAGAAACAGAAGAACACTATGAGCAACTTGTAAAAGATCATAGATTAATAAATGAACAATTAGGATATGGTGGAGGCGAAACAGATAAAGAGAAACTAAAATACGAACAAGACAGAAGGAATATAAAACGCTTTACAAGAAACAACAAAAAGCAAAAATAACCCGATTATTTCGCGCACGCTCAAAAAACCATACAATCGGGAGGAAGCACCCGCGAAAGAATATGTTTATGGGATTAGTCACTTTTCTAGAGAAATATTTGCATATTTCAAAATAAATAATATATATTTGTATACACCAAAACCGTAAAAAAATGACAAATTTTGAAAAACAATTCGTAAGTGTCTTAAAATCAATGACACGTATTGATCTTAATAACAAGGTATTATTAAGCAAAACAAGAAACTTTATTGTATTATATCCATTATCACTTGTAGAATGTATACATGGTAGTTATGATGAAAATGTTATAACAGTACATAAAGCAGGAATAAATAGATATCAATATGAAACAGCTTTACAAAATGCGTTCCCTGAACATACAATAATAGTAATTTAATGAATTTTACGGTGACCCGGAATCTGCTCCAACAGTTTAAAATCCGGGTTTACCTTAATATAAAATAAATGAAATAACATGAAATGGTACACTGAAACACTAATTTTTGATGAATCAACAGGGGAGTGTATCCCTAAATATAAACTATTAAATAATGAATACTATGAGCACAAAAGAGAAACAAAAACAGAAATTACCGGAAACACCGGAATCAAAAAAATCCTTATCTATGCAAGAAAAAACCAGCAAAGAAAAATTGAATGGTGAACTACTGGAAGACCCTGAGGAACTAATAAAACGAATAGACGTTGAAAATACACCTTTCGTAATAATAAACATTGAAAACGAGTATTTCGGAACATTCGGACAGTACAGAATTACAGAAGTCTACGAAACAGAGGCACAATGCAAACGTGCAGTATCCGAGATAACTTGGAACAATATAATTAAAATAATGACATTAATAACTGAAATGGTAAAATAATATGGAAACAACTTTAGGAGGCGACAGACTAGGATCAGGAAACAAACAAAAGATAAGTTTCCGGAATTATGAAAGATCAACACATGACCTTTCATATAAATGGAGATCAACTATGAGCTCAGGAACACTTGTACCGTTCCTCGTAAAAATAGGTCTACCCGGTGATAAATTTGAAATTGACCTTAATTGTGAAATACTAACAAGTCCAACCGTAGGCCCATTATTTGGGAGTTACAAGGTTCAGCTTGATATATTTGAAATTCCATTAAGGCTATACAATGCTAAACTTCATATGAACAAATTAGGAGTAGGAATGGACATGAGCAAAATCTTACTCCCACAGGTTGACATTCATGTAAATAACACAACCGGTAGGACATGGACATATGCAGACAATGAACAGATAAATGCTTCAGCACTATTCAAATACCTTGGTATTTCGGGAGTTGGAAGAATTACAGGCACAACAACACCAGCAAAAAGACAGTTTAACGCCTGTTCATTCTTAGCTTACTGGGATATTTACAAAAACTACTACGCAAACAAACAGGAAGCAATCGGATATTGCATACATTCAGACGGAACAGCAGCAACCGTAGCAATGACACCAACATCAGCAACATTGGTAAATGCATCAACAGGAGTCAGAACAAATGTGCTTGACCCGGCAGCAGAGGCAATAGTGGGAACTGGAGATTGGATTGAAATTCAATATCCAATGACATCATTAAAGCCTAACTGGGAAGGCATTAAAATGACAAGGGGAGGATCAGCAAAAGTAGCTAAAGACCTATTTACAACGGGTTCATGGTTCCCAGCAACACATATTTTAAAATTAGTAGGCCCATTGGCAACATTAATTGGCAATTCAACTAGAGTAACAAATGCAGCCAGCCCAATTTTTGGTAACGTAGAAACGAACTATATTGCATTAAAATCATTCCCGCTTGCAAATATAGACACAATGAAAGAAAGTATACTGCAATGGGCCGCACCTACTAAATACCTAGTTTCAGCTACTTCACCAGAACCATACTCACTACACACATTACAATGGGGAACAACTCCAAACTTTAAAACTTCAATACAATACAGTCAGGAACAACTAGCTATTAAAACCTATCAAAGTGATTTATTCAATAACTGGATTAATACTGAATGGATTGACGGAACAGGGGGAATTAGTGACCTAACTGCAGTTAATACAGCAACTGGAGAGTTTACAATAGATGCACTTAACATAGCATCAAAAGTATATGATATGCTAAACAGGATAGCAATATCAGGAGGAACATATGATGACTGGCTAGATGCAGTATATACACATGAAAGGGTAAAAGGAGTAGAAAACCCAATCTATTGTGGTGGACTGATAAAAGAACTTGCTTTTGAGGAAGTTATAAGTCTTGCAAACACATCAGTAGACGGAGACACACAACCCCTAGGAACACTAGCAGGCAGGGGAAGAATGACAAGCAAACATAAAGGCGGAAAAGTAGAACTAACAGTAAACGAACCTTCCTATATAATGGGAATAGTTTCACTCACTCCGAGAATTGAATACAGTCAGGGTAACGAATGGGACGTAAACCTAAAAACGTTTGATGACTTTCATAAGCCTGCACTTGATGCAATAGGTTTTCAGGACTTAATCAGTGAACAATTACTTCACACAGATTCAGCATTAAACAGCGCAACTGGAGCAGTTACTTACAAAAAACTAGGTAAACAGCCGGCATGGATAAACTACATGACAAGTGTAGATAAATGTTATGGAGGTTTCGCAGAACCTGAGAATGCGATGTTTATGGTACTGAACAGAAGATATGAAAAGAACGCAGACGGAACACTAAAAGACGGTACTACCTATATTGACCCCTCAAAATTCAATAATATCTTTGCAGAGACAGCACTCGATAGTCAGAATTTTTGGGTACAAATAGCCGTAGGACTAACAGCAAGAAGAAAAATGAGCGCAAAA